TTTCGTCCTACGATAGAACGCCGCGCGAGATTCTCCGCCGCAGGCCGGCCGTAGTGTGAGTGGCGTCCGAATACCACCCACAGGAACCCCGACCATGCCCAGCGCCAAGCTCGCCCGCCTCCAGGACGAATCCGTTTCGATTTCGTCAGAGATCGAGACCCTCCGCTCCGTCGAGCCGACGAGCGACGCCGAGAGGGCGCAGGTCGAGGAGCGCATGGCCGAGCTGTCGAAGCGGGCCGACGAGGTCGGCGCCCAGGCGCAGGCCGAGCGTGATCTCGACGCGAAGCTCGAGGTGTTGAAGTCGGTCCGGTCGAGCGACTCCGACGCAAAGGCCCCGGCCGCCCGGAAGGCCCCGGCGATCCACGTCCGGGCCGGTAACGTCCAGGGCTTCGAGACGGGCAACTCCGCCATCGTCGCCGGCAACTACCTCCGCAGCCTGGCCCGCGGCGAGCTGCGGGCCATGGGCGAGACCAGCCCGACGTACGACGAGGCGGGCGCGGAGCTGACCGCTCCGGCCGAGCTCTACGGCTCGATCATCAACGTCCTTAACCGCCAGTCAGTCGGCCTCCGGGTCGCGGCCGTGTTTAACACGATCGCGAAGAAGCTCACGCTCCCGAAGGTCGCCGAAGGTGCTGCCGCGTTCTACGCCGAGGCTGGCGCGGTGACCCCCGCCGACCTCGCGACCAGTGGCGTCGACGTGACGCTGTTCGGTCTCCGGAAGGCGACGGCCGTCTCGAACGACTTGATCGAGGACAGTGTCGTCGACGTGGCCCAGCTCTTCAGCACGAACACGGGTAACGCGTTCGCGTCGAAGATCGACTATGCCTGGCTCCAGGGCGACGCGACCGCCGGGATCGACGGCCTCGTCGGCGAGGTGACGAACAACGTAGTCGTGGCCTCGGCCAACGACACCACGGCGACCGAGCTCGCGCAGATGGTCGGCCAGATCGATCCGCTCGCGATGAATACCGCCTGGGTGGTCTCGCCGGTCGGGTTCGGTGCTCTCCTGGCAGCCCACGCCGGAACCGGGGCCGCCATGATCTCCGACGCGATGCAGCCGACCGTCTACGGCCGGCCGGTCTACGTCACGAACGGCCTCCCCGCCGGGACGATCGCCCTTTATGGCGACTTCTCGATGGCGACCGCCGTCGCGGTCAAGGCTTCCGGCCTCCGGGTGGAAGCCCTCCGCGAGCTCCAGGCCTTGAACGACCAGACGGTGTTCGTGGCGAAGCAGCGGGTCGGCATCGCGAACCACGCTCCCGAGTTCGTCTCGAAGCTGATCATCGACTGATTGATTCAGCCCGAGACCACGACAAGATGACGGCCGGGCTGGCAGGGATGCCGGCCCGGCCGTCAACGCTAACGGAGGCAACGTGGAAGCCCTGCGATTACTGAAGGCCTACCGCGGCTACCGGGCCGGCGAGGTGATCCACGCAACGCCCACGCTGGCCCAGACGCTGAAGTCGGAGGGGATCGCCGTCGCGGACACGCAGCGGACGTTCCTCGCTGCCGAAGGGGCCGAGAGGGCGGTCGAGGCCCGGTCGAACGTGGAGACCCGCTAATGCGACCCGATACGATCAAGGTCCTCGAATGGCCTGTCGTCGAGCCTGTCAGCCTGACCGAGGCCCGGCAGCAAGTCGGGCTGATGCCGGACCAGACGGAGTTCGACGCGTTCCTCCTGCGGGCGATCGCCACCGGCCGCCGGCTGATCGAGCGGCGGCTCGGCCTGACGCTCGTCGCCACCCAATACCGCGCCACCTGGCAGACCGCCCCGGCGGTGCTCGACCTCCCGGCCCCGCCTCTGCTCGTCGACGACGATCACGACCTGGTCGTGACGGCCGACGAGGTGGAGGTCAACGCGACGGAGTACGAGGTCGACTCGGACGCGATGCCGGCGACCGTCACGTTCGACGCCGTTCCGTCAGGGAAGGTCGCCGCCGCCTACTGGGCCGGCGTCGCCCCCGGGACCGAGATCGAGCCCACGCTCAAATCGGCCTTGCTGATGTACGTCCTCCACGCGTTCGAGAATCGCGGGATCCTCGCGGACGGATCCGCGGTCGAGCTGCCGCAGGGATTCGAAACGCTACTGGCCGCCAGTAGCTGGAACGGGGGCTGGTGATGCGTCGCCCGGCGGGATCTTACCGCGAGGTGTTCGCCGTCGAGGCCCCGACCAAGAGCCGCAACGCGGCCGGCGGTACTGTGGAGACATGGTCTGAGGTCTGCCGGATCTACGGGTCCTACGAGGCGACCAGCTACTCCGAGCAATCGCGACGCGGGCAGATCGGGGGCGGGATCTCCGCTACGGTCTACACGCGCTACCGCGACGACATCACGGGCGAGATGCGGCTCCGCTGGGTCTCGCGGAACGACCGGATCCTGTACGTCTCGGCGGTCGTCGAGCAAGGGAACCGCGAGGACCTCGAGCTGACCGTCGAGGAACAAGCCGCATGATTTCGCTCTCCTGGCAAAGCTCGTTCGAGCCGAACACCTACGACTCCAATAAGGTCATCCAGGGGCTGATCGCGAAGTATGCGGCGCTGCCGCGACACATCGCAAAAAAACACCTTATGGCCGCCATGCGTCGAGTCATGAAACCAGGGATTCCGATCCTCCGCAGGAATACGCCGCCTCTGAATACGAGGCGCGGCCGACGCAAAGCCGGAGAGAAGAAAAGGTCGACCGGCGCGCTCCGCCGGGCCGTTACGGTCCGCACAGGCCAGACCGGGAAGAATGGAGATTTCAACTCGTTCGTCTGGGGCGTCCTCGGCTACAAGGCTTCTTTCGAAAGCCGCAAAGCGATCTGGCTCCAGTTCGGAACGTCCGGAGGAGTCAAGGCATACCAAATGATGGAGAAGACGCTCCAGGAGTTCGGCCCAGTGGCGGCCGAGAAGCTCGCGGCCGAAATGGCTGTCGGCCTGGAGAAGGCGGCCGCCGAGCTCGCCTCCGGCAAGAATCCAGGGAGAGTGTAAATGTCGGCCCCTCATGTCTGGCTGAAAGAGGCAATCGAGGCCGCGACCTCGCTCCAGGCCTGGCCGGTCGGCATGACCGGCGAGGGCGGCCCGCCTTTCGTGATCTACGCCCGCGAAGCCACGGCCCGCGAGCAGCTCCTCGACGACACGCTCGACGCCACGCCGGAGCCGCAGGCCACGCCTCCGGTCGCACGGTTTGCGGTCGCGATCTACGCCGACGACTACGTCGCCGCGTGGGACGTTGCCGGACAGATCACCGGCGCGATCCACCTCTACGCCGGCGAGGCCGAAGGGACGACGATTGAACAATGCCTGGTCCTCGACGAGCGCGACGGCCAGCCCGACTACCTCGACGGCCGCGACGTTCCCACCTACACGGTCGAGCTATCGGTCGAGGTCCGCTGGGTCGAGTAGTCGAGATTCTCCGCCGTCTCGCGGTTCTAAAATCGAACCCGAACACCGGAGGTCTACGCTTTGCCACTCTCGACAGTCCCCACGACCGGCCCCACGATCCCCGCCGGCGCGAAGAGCGTGTCGATCAAGCAGGTCGACGTCACGGCCTCCACGAAAAAGGAAGACGTCACGGATCTGTCGTCGACCGAGCGCGAATACGCCGACCCGGTTCTCGTCGAGGGCGGTGAAGGCGTTGCGACGTCGACGTGTTCCGCCTCGGGAAACATGAAGGATACGACAACCCTCGCGGTCACGGCTGTCAACGTTACGACGGGCTGGATCTGCGAGGATTTCGAGATCACCTACGAGGTCGGCAAATATGCGACCTGGGCGGCAAACTGGTCCTATTATCCCGCGGCGGAGTGATCAAATATGGCTCTCGTTACCTCGCAGGGTGAGTCGTTCGGCGGCATTGACGGCGTGACGAAAATCACGTTCAAGCAGGCCCGCAGCGTGAGCGGTGGAAATAAGCTCGACGCCTCCGACCTGTCGATCGCCCACGGCGGGACTCGCATCTACGAGGACGGCCTCGAGGACAACGGATCCGGGACCGGGGATGGAATCGTCACGACGGCGACGGTGGAGTTCCTGGGAACCGACGCCCCGGAAGTCGGTACGACCACGACCTACGAAGGCGTGACGCTTAAGTGTGTCGACGTCGAGCTGTCGGATTCTGCCGGCGAGCTCAAGAAGGGGACCGCCTCCTACACGTCCGACTTTGTCGCCTGAGGACTGCGGCTGGGAGTAATCGCCACCCATGCCCACGCCCTCGTCGCATCCGTCGATCGTGATCTGGAATAGCGCCCAGATCGGCCGCCTGACGTCGTTCCGCGCCAACCCTGGCACGGCGACGTATTTCGAGGCGACGCATATCGGCAGCCTCGTCGTCGGGGACGGAAATAACACGCGAGTCGTTCGACAATACAACTGCCACGCGATTGATCCAGGCACGATAGACGTCACGCTGTACGGATGCCCTGAAGTAAGTCAGGCACAGATCGGACTACGGGCGACGCTCTACATCACCTACGACGGCGGCTCCCTCACGCGATACGCGTACCTCGACTCGTTCGAGGTGACCGGCAGCGTGGGCGAGTTCCTGACGGGCCGGGCGACGTTCCGCCTAACAGGAGAAGAAGGCTCCCTATGAAACCGCTCGAATACGCTCCCGAGGTGATCACCGTCACGCCTCCAGGCTGCGACGACGTCCACCTTCGCTCGCCCACGTTCGCCGACTGGCACGCGGTCGCGACGGCCCATCGTCTGCTCGCGGCCGAGAGTAAGGATCCGCCGGCTGATCTGATCGCGAAGACGATCGCCGTTTGCCTCTGCGACGAGGCCGGGAAGCCGCTCGCGGACCAGGCGAAGATCCTCCGGGCCGGACACCGTCAGATCATGTGGATCTATGCGAGGTGTTGGGAGACCGTGCTAAAGGCCGGCGACGAGGTAGTCGCCGAGCGCGAAAAAAACTCCGAAGCCAGTCGGGGTTAGTCGAGCGATTCGTCTACCGGCTGGCCGCCCATATCGGAATCGCGAACGTCGAACAGTGGAAACAGGAGATCACGCTCGACCAGCTCTACCGATGGATCGCGTATTACCGGGTCGAGCCCTTCGGCGAGGACTGGCTCCGGACGGCGCGGCAGACAATGTTTCAGGTCGCGGCGGCTGGCGGGAAGCCGGACGCGCGATTCGAAGAGATGTTCCTACCGGCTTACGACCCTAATCGCGAAATGACACCAGACGAGATCGCCGCCGAGCTGGCGAAACTGAGCAGGCAATAACATGGCAAGCATCGGCAAGGTATCCGCCGTTTTTACTGCCTCGACGGGCGGGCTCCAGTCTGGCGTCGATGCTGCCGTCAAGGCTTTCCGCACGATGGGCGGCGACGCCGGGTCGCTCCGGTCCTCGCTGGCGTCTCTTGGCGCCGCAGGCGCTCAAATGACCGAGCAGGTCTCGCGGCTGGCGGCGGACTTTCTTTCTGGATCAGTGAGCGCGCGGGAGTTCTCCGCGTCCATGTCTGGGCTGGCGGCTGCGGTTGACCTCGCCGCAAAGGCCAAGTCGGACGCGGTGGCAGTCACCAGAGAGCTCGCCTCCGCCGAATCGGAGTATTTCGCGAAGCTCGATCAGATAAAAAACGCCGTCACGAACGGAGGCCTCGCGGAAGGCATTGCAGCGCAGGCGAGGCGCGAGGCCTACTCGTCGTACCTCGCCGCGGCTGCCGCGGCCGACCAGGAGGCTGCCGCCGTCTCGCGGTTACAGGGCGTCGTTTCTTCGCTTGCACAATCGGACGTCAGTCTCGACCTCGGATCCGTCGCCGACGGCCTCCTGGCCGAGCTAGACGCGATTGGTCCGGCGGCCGCTCCCGTTGACGTTCTGGCCGGCATTTTCGACGAGTCGGCAATCGCCATGCGGCTGGCGGAACAGGAGGCCGCGGCGCTCGCCCCCGCTATTGACGCGCTGTCGTCGTCTCACGCGAGAGGCGCCGCCATCGCGCGGCAGAACATGACGGCCGAGGAGCGTCTCGCGGAGCAAGTGGCGGAACTGACGTCGCTCCTAAATGCCGGAGCGATTTCTCAGGAGACATTCGACCGCGCCGTCGCGTCTGCGACCCCGAAGATCGCGTCGGCCGCCGCCGCTGCTTCGACCATGGATAGCGGCCTGGCTGGCGTGGCAAGTCGGCTGAATGTGTTAATCGGGCTCAACGTCGCGCAGCTTTTCGGGTCTATCGCGTCGAGTGTCTCGCGATCTGTGGGCTCTCTGGTTTCGATGGGAAAGGCCGAGGCGGACGTCATAGGTAAGACGTCGAAGATGGCGGAGCGATTCGGTCTGACCTACGGAGAAATGGCTGGCTTGTCGGTCGCTGCGAATCGGGCCGGCGTCGATCTGGATACAGTCGGCGACGCCGCACAGAAAGCCGACATCGCGTTTGCGAAGGCGGCGCAAGGGTCGGCCGGGGCCGTGTCGGCATTTAAGGCGATCGGCCTTTCCGCGTCTGACCTGGACGGACTGTCGACGGCCGAAAGATTCGAGGAGATTGCCGGAGCTATCTCGTCGCTGCCGACCCAGGCAGAGCGCGCGGCCGCGGCCGTTGCGATTTTTGGACGTTCCGGCGCGGACCTACTGCCGCTATTTGCTGGCGGCGCGGAGGGGATCGCCAGGGCCAGAGAGGAAGCGGAGCGGCTCGGCCTGACGCTGACGAACGCGCAGGGCCAGGACGTTCGCACCATGAAAGACTCGTTCGACTCGGTCCGCGATGCCGTCTCGGGCGTCGTCCAGCAAGTCGTCGCCTACCTCGCTCCGGCGGTGACCGAAATCTCGAACGCGTTCGTCGACCTCGTCGGATCGATCGGCGGCGCCAACATCGGCCAGTCGATCGGCCAGGGAATCCTCCAGGGCGCGACGTACCTCGCCGGCGTGGCCGACTATCTGATCGCCAACTTCGGGAGCGTGTTCTCGTACCTGTCGTCCGTCGGCGAGCAGTGGGGCGAGGTGATGACGTTCGCCAATAGCGTCGGCAATCTGTTTATCGGCGCGTTCAATGTGTTCGAGACGGTCGGCAACGTGATCGGCGGGCTGTTCTCCGACATTATCTCTGGCCTCTATTCGGCCGCCGCCGAGATCGCAGGCTTCGTTCCCGGATTTGGCGACATGGCGAAGGAGCTCGAGCAAAGCGCCGACTCCTGGAACGCCCAGGGGCGCGAGTTTGCCGCCGCCATGAATCAGAACCAGGCGGAAGCCGCCTCGGCATTCAGCGCCGCATTCTCGACGAACGCCCAGGCGACAGGCCAGGCGATCGCCGGCCCGGTGACGGCAGCCCTCGGGGCTGCGGTCGCTCGCGCGGAATCGTCCGCGGCCGCCGTCGATACCGCCGCGAAAAATCCCGTCACGATCACCCAAGCCGTCGAGGTCGACGTCAAGGAGGCGATCAAGGGAATCGACTCGCGATCAAAGGAAGGCGTTTCCGAAATGTTCCGGATCATGCGCGGCGACTCCGGGAACGTGGCGGAGCAGCAGCTCGACGCCCTCCGGCAGATCGCCGACAACACGGCCGATATGGAGCCGCCGCTCGCCTACGATCTCCCGGGGGCCTGACCTATGGCAGTCGTCGTCTGGCGTCGCGTCGTCGAGGGTGTGGAGCTCACCGGCAAGGTCGGCGACTCGCTGCGCGTCGTCGAGAAATGGATCATTCGCGTCGACTCTCCGGCGACGGCGAAGCTCGCGATCATCGGCGCGATCCCGATCGGCTACGGCTCGTCGCATTGGGAGTTCACCGACTGCAAGGCGCAGGAGTTCTCCCTCAGTCCGACCGATAAGACTGGGATGTTCTGGATTCTGTCGGTGACGTTCTACATTCCTCCTCCGGCAAAGAAAGTAAACGAGGAGACCGGCGTTCCGGACGACTACTGGGAGTGTTCGGGAGGTACGAGCACGATCCCCGTATTCCAGGACACCAGCGGAAACACGATCACAAACTCCGCAAAGGATCCTATCGAGGGCCTCGAGCGCGAGCGAGAGGAGGAGTCGTGGGTCCTGACCAAATACTACGAGGACGACACCTGGATGGACGACCGCGATGCCTACGCGGGCCGCGTCAACTCCGACTCCTGGGCCGGCGGCGGCGCGAAGGAGTGGAAGTGTTATTTCAAGGGCGCCAGGAAAAAGGAGATCCAGGACGTCGCGCTCGCGAAGGCGTCGAGCAGCGCCGTGGAAGGCACGGCAGGCGACGACGCGCCGCTGGAGAAGCGGACGATCGTCGAGACCACCTGGGAGTTTCGGAAAGAGCCTGAAACGTGGAAGTGTATGCCGTGGGACGTGGGCTTCCATGAGCTTGTGAGCGGCGAGCGGAAGGTGATCACGGGGTCCGACGGAAAGCCGGTGAAACAGCCGGTCGCGCTCAACTCCAACGGAACGAAGAAGGCCGCGAATACCGCGCCGAGCGTGATCAACTCCGGCAGCGGGGTCGATATTTATCCGTCGGCCGCGTTCGCGACGGTGTTCGGTACGCCGTCGATCGTTCCGGCGGCCCCGGCTTAAGGAGCGACCATGGCCGGCGAGCGAACCGTCGCATTGACCGAAAGCACCGCGGCGCGGATGGCGGCCGCGACGCTGGCCTACGAGCGTGGGAACCGGGATCAGTCGGCGATCCATTTCCGGCAGGGCGGCGACGACGGCGAGCCCGTGCGGCTTGGGAAGACGACGGCCGCCTGGAGTAAGGGAACGATAGCGACGATCGCCCTCCATGAAAACGGGACCCCGCCAAGCGAGACGACGTCGTCCGCCAGCCTCGAAAACTGCGTCAATAAGTTCGCGAACGTGGCTAGCGGGAAATGGGTGATCGTGGCCCGCGGGCTCAATGGCTACTGGTATCTGATCGCGGCGGAGTGCTTGTGATGGTTTTTTTTGGGTGTAGTGAATGCTGCAAGGCCTGCGGGTGGCCAGGAGGCGGCTGGCTTGCATTTCCCGACTCGATAGAGATCGACATCACCGCACCTGGCAACACTAAATCAATGGCTGGAAGGCGCACACATGCAACCTACACTCAGTCCCAGCCTTACAACATTTCTGCTTCTGTCACTGTGCCTAGCCTCAGTGGTACATATTCGCTGGCTAGGAAGCCGATTCTGCACCCTTTTTCGGGAGCGATCATAGGGTTTACGCAGCATCGATATGATAGCCAAAACCTAACGATCACGGTTGAGAAAGGAGAAGGTGACAACCTCGAGATCAGAGTGACTCGCGCATTTACTTTTTCAGTTGAAGACCAGTTGGCGTATGGCTCCTCGGGGCTACAGTCGCAAACGCACCACGTCCTGTCTATGCACATACGCTCCTGTAGTCCAAGTGTCACCTATTCGTATTCTTGCACTCCCGACAGCTACAACGAATACGCTCCCTCCAACACCTTCTACCGTCTTCAGCAGGGCATGGTTTCTAGCTGTGGGAATCCCCCGTATAGCCTACCCAACACGATGTCCTCTCGTTATTCGTTTAGGTTTCGACGACTAAACCCACCGTTTCAGTCTACTGTTGAAAATATAGAAGTTTTTTCCAACACCTTTCCCGTAACAGAAGCTTTCAGCGATGGAGGGTACCCCGGGCAATCTTTCGCTGTAGATGAAGATTTCTCCGTCACGGAAGCGCGGGCGTATTACAGCGGCACGCCGGATCCTTACTTGATTTTCGCAAATGCCGAAGGGTGAAGCGTCGGTGAGCGAGAAACTGTGCAAAATCGATTCGCAGACGCTGTCGTGCGTTTCTTGTGGCGCGCGTGTCTCGCGGCTGGATGTCCGCCGCAACTGCGCCCCAGTTGTTCCCGGCCTGGGCGACCGCGTCGCGTCGGCCCTCGACGCGATCGGCATCACGAAGGATCGCGTCGAGAAGTTCGTCGGCGGGCCGTGCGGATGCCAGGAGCGGCAATCGGCCATGAACGTCGCAGGGGCGAAATGGCTCGGCCTGCCGCCTGGCTCGACGGCCCCGCCGGACGTTGACCCGCCCACTTGATCCGGTAGCGTGAAACCACGGCCAGGACGGCCGCCCCGCCAGCATGGAGGCAGAATGTCGCTCGCCGACCGCGTGGCGGACCGCGTCGCCAAAATCACGCCGGGCCCGCGAAACTTCTTCGACCGCCTGCCGGCCGAGGCCCGCGAGGAGCTGCTCGAGGTCCGCCGGCGATTCCAAGCCGGCGAGATCGCGACCTCGGCCTCGGCCCTCGCGGACGTGCTGATCGAGGAGGCCGCCGCCAGCGGATACGAGCTCTGCGGACCTCAGGGACTGCGCGTATGGCTACGCCGAAACGACTAGCCGATCGCGTCGCCAGGAAGGCCGCCACAAAGGCCGCAGGCGGCGACGGCCTGACGATCGAGGAGGTGACGCAAAAGGCCGCAGGCGGCAACCTGGAGGCCCGCAGCGTCTCGCGGAACATCCGGACGGTCGAGGACCTCCTCCGCCATATCGAAGCCGACCTGACGCGATTTGAGGTCGCGGCCTCGGAGGCCACGAAGTGGGAAGGGCTGACGGCCGACCGCCAGACCGGCGAGCCTGTCGTCACCGAGCTTTTCCGGGTGTTCGTCCGGCTGCGGCCGAAGGCCGGGCCGAGCGTGGCCGAGGCCGTCGAGGCAATGATCTCCGGGGCCGCGGAGGCCATTCGCGCCAGGGCGTCGAAGCCCTTGACCAAAACTGTCAAGGCTCGCCCCTGGGCCGTCCTCGTCGTGGCCGACACACACTTTGGGAAATACGCCTGGGGGCGATCGACCGGGGAGGCGGACTACGACCTAGACATCGCGGCCCGGCTGGTGAGCGCCGCCGCCGGCGAGCTGCTCGAGCTGGCCGCCGGCTACTCGCCCGGACGGATCACCGTCGCCGGCCTGGGCGACCTGTTTCACTACGACACGCCCGCCGGCACGACCACCTCGGGGACGCCGCTGGAGCGGGACGGCCGGATCCAGAAAATGATCGAGGTCGGGACCGCGAGCCTCCTCGGCGTCATCGATTCCGCGTCCGAGGTCGCCCCGGCCGACGCCCTGGTCGTCAACGGCAACCACGACGAGACGCTGACCTGGGCATTTCACCGGATCGCCGTGGAGCGGTACGCGACATCGAAACGCGTCACGGTCGACCGCACGTTCACGCCGAGGAAGTATCTGACCGACGGCGGGAATCTCCTCGGATTCGTCCATGGTCACCGGGCGAAACGGCGACTGCCGCAGCTCATGGCCCACGAAGCCGCCGCCGCCTGGAGCCGCTGCCCGTACCGCGAGGTCCATACCGGCCACCTCCACCACCAGGCGGCCGAGTGGTCGCGGCCGATCGAGACGATCGACGGCGTGCTGGTGCGGATAGCACCGGCGCTATGCCCTGCGGACGACTGGCACGCGGCCTCCGGATTCGTCGGCAGCCGGCGAGCCATGGAGCTTTTCGTCTACCGGCCGGACGGGGGTCTCCAGGCGATGCACGTCGCCGGGCCTCCAGTGGAGATCGGCGGACTCGCGTGATCGGCCGTGCCCATGACTGACGCGGACCTCCTCGAGGCCGAGCAGCTCTGCCGCCGGCTCGGCCCGGCCAATTGCTGGACTGGGTCCGGAGGTCGGCTAGCCTCGATCGCTCTTCGAATGATTCGACAACTGAGGGAGCGAGAGATGGAGCGACAGACGGAAGGATCGACGGTCCGTTTTTCCACAGGGGCCGTGAGGTCGAGCGACGCGGAGGCGACGCGATACGATCTCATTTCGCCGATCGGCCTGGAGGCCGTGGCGCGAGCCTGTGCGGAAGGGGCCGCGAAGTATTCGGATTACAACTGGGAGCGCGGGATGCCAGTTCACGACCTCTTGAATCACGCGCTCCGGCACGTCTACCGATACCTCGGTGGCGATCGGAACGAGGACCACCTCGGCCACGCCGCGTGGGGCCTGCTCGCGGCGATCCACTCCGAGGCCCTCTGGCCCGAACTAAACGCCGGGACGCTCCGCGGGCCGGACGGCCGGCCGCCTCAGTCGCCGAACAGCCCGAGCTGACGCTCGCGGCGGAACGCCTCCACGACCAGCTCGCGAGGCGAGGGGATCGCCCGGCCGATGATGGACTTGTCCCCGTACGACCGCTCAAACACACGGGGCGTATTCCCAAGGTGCTGATGGCCGGCCCCGCGGGCCTGCAGCTCCACGTCGCTACCGCTGCCGCGTCGGATCCATTTCCACGTCCCCTCGCGGACTTTGGCCTTGGCGACGAGCCGCGTCACCTGGTCGCGAAACGTTTCGCCGCTCACGGTCCACGGGATCACCAGCGCCCGCGGGCAGTGCTCGAGCGAGACGCGAAGGGCCTCCATCGTCGACGGCGAAAACTGGAACGTGGCCGCCTTGCCTGTTTTGCTCTGGCGGACCGTGACCCAGCCGTCCGGCCGGACGGCCGAGACCGGGATCTCGATCTGATCGGCCCAGCGTAAGCCGCTGTCCCAGGCGACGCGAATCGCCAGCGTCCACCACTCGCTCCGTCGGAGCCCGCACGGATGCCGCCGCGGGAGCGTGGCGGCCGTCGCCAGGAGCTGCTCGACCTCGCCCTTCGTCCACGCGACGACGATCGGCTCCGGGACCGTGCACCTCCGTACCCTCCGACCGATCGGATTCTCGGCCAGCCCGTCATCCGAGGCGGCCCGCCACAACGCGAGGATCGAGTTTCGCTTGGAGCGAACCGTATCGGGCTTGTGCGTCGTCGCGTAATCGCGGAGCCAGGCTGAGACGCTCCGCTCGTCGATCTGATCGAGGAGGACCGGAGCCCCAGCCCACCGCTCGAACAGGTCGGCGGCGATCACATACTGCCGGAGCGTGGACGCCTTCACGTCGCGCGTCAGGCTGTAAGCCTCGCGGGCGTATTGGCTCAAACTGTCCGGACCGTCGCGGCGAAACATCGGCCAGCATTTCCACCGCAGCGGGGGCTGTCCATGTCCCCCCTGCGATCACTGCGAACCGCCCTATCCGACGGGGCGGCGGGTATCCCACCAAAGAGGCCCCTATGCCGCATCCCTCCATGGCCCCCCCCACCCCCCCACTCTGGGTGCGCTGGTGGATTTTTTGGTGGCGCAACTAGGGCATTCGTTACACTCGATAGTCGTCCTCCACTGCCTCGCGACCCAGCGACTTGCGGCCTCGTAGAGCATCGGTCTACGGAACCGAAGGTTGCTGGTTCGAGCCCAGCGGGGTGTATTTCCTCGGGCCACGGGAACAATACGCGTTCCGCGGCCCGGGGGCCTTTTTTTCGCGTTGAACCAGCGAAAACGGGCAATACACTCCGGAGGACATGCGAGTGCCAGTCAAACTACCGCCGCGACGAGTCTGCGGGACAGCCGAGGCCTCCGCCCTCTATGGGTGCTCCCAGCGGCATATCCGGCTGATGGCCCTCCGGAACGAAATCTGGTCCCAGAAGATCTCCAGCCGGTCCCTCCTGGTGGACGCGGACGAGATCGAGCGACTGGCGAAGACGCGGGACAGCCTGCGGAGCCAAGGCAAGCTCTGCGGGCGGCGGCCTGGCAGCCGGAAATCCGCCTAAAGCGACGGCGTGGAAGTGTCGAAGAAATCCCCGTTGACAAATATCCCACGCGGGATGTACCTTCCCCGCCCGACGTCATGGAGGACGCTGTGGACCGGATCAACTGGGACGGCTGGCTGGTGGTTCTGTCGCTGGTGAAGCTCGGGCAGGACCTCGGGACCGACTCGACGATGGCTCGATGTGTCTACGACCTTGTGACGATCGCGACTGCTTTCGCGATTAAATATCCCTCATAGGAGCAAAGGCATGGACGCCCACGACCGCGAATACCTCGCCGCAGCGGAAGGCATGGCCGACCTGTACGGCCGGCAGGCGGCGACCGCTCCGCACGAAGTCGACGGCCTCGACGACTGCTACGGCCGACACATTCGCGTGGGCGAGTGGCTGACCTGGCGGGACGAATCATGGCCGGCCGGCCGGACCATGAGCGGCCGAGTTAGGTCGGTCAACGGCGGACGCTACGCCGTGACCGACGACGACGTCCTGGTGTTTCACGTCACGCCCGCCCAGGTCATGCCGTTCTAGCCATGCAACGCGCCGCACACCACAGAACCGACTACCGCTCCGGCCCCCACACGGGCTGGCTCCGGCGGAAGGCGTACCACCTCCACAAGGTGGCCCGCCATATCGTCGCGTCGCGCCGCATGGCCGACGCAATGCGGCCGCTGTCGCCCGGGGTCTACGCGATCCCGCCGGACCTCCGTCTGGCGTGGCTTGCGGCCCTCGACGACGCGTACCCGTATGCCACCGACGAGACGGGGGAGGTCTGGAAATGACTGCCGAAAGCCTGCTCGCCGCGTGGCTGTCGTTCGCCGTCGGCGTGATCGTCGCGACGACCGTGTTCGTCGTCGGCTGGGGGTTGGCTTCGATCAAGGAAGGCCGCGTCGGAGGATCACGACGCGGAGGATACCGGCGGGATGCCGGCTGTCGTGATGGATCGTGCCGGCCGGGGCGAGGAGCGCCCCGCCGGATGGATCGCGAGGAAATGGTCGAGCTGTTCGTCACCGGCCAGGTGACGCTCGACGAGATGCGGAAACACTACGGAGGTGGGCGATGACTGGGTTCAAAAGGGCAACGAAATCGGCGGCGAAGCTGCGGCTCGGGCTGGTCGGGCCGGCCGGCAGCGGAAAGACGATGACGGCACTGCGGATCGCGTCTGGCCTCGGCGGCCGGATCGCCGTCATCGATACCGAACGCGGCTCGGCCTCGCTCTATAGCGGCGCCGGCGGTCTCGACTTCGACGTGATGGAGCTGGAGACCTACGAGGTCGAGCGGTTCCTTGCCGCGATCACGGCCGCCGTCGATGGAGGCTATAGCGTCCTGGTGATCGACAGCCTTTCCCACGCATGGGCCGGGAAGGGCGGGATTTTGGAGTTCGTCGACAAGGCAGGCAAGCGGAACCAGTCGGGCGGCAACTTCGGGGCCTGGCGTGATGCGACGCCGCGGCACAATCAACTGGTTGACGCGATCCTCGGGGCGCCGCTCCATGTGATCTGTACGCTGCGGAGCAAGGTCGAGTACGTCGTCGAGAACGTGGGCGGACGGAACACGGTCCGCAAGGTGGGGATGCAGCCCGTCCAGCGTGACGGACTCGAATACGAGTTCACGCTGGTGGGCGACGTCACCCAGGACCACGACCTGGTTGTGACGAAGACGCGGGCCGCGTGGCTTAAGGACGCGGTGATCCGCGAGGCCGGCGAGGACCTCGGCCGGCAGCTCGCGGCCTGGCTCGCTGATGGAATCTCGGCCCCGGGGCCTGTGGCTGTGGCTCCGCAGCCTGCAAAAGCCGTCAACACGGCACAGGCCCCGGCCGCCGAGCCCCTGCCGGCACAGATCCGGGCCTACATCGCGTCAGCATCGAACGTGCGGACGCTCGGGAAGATCGGCAGCCGGCTCGACGAGCTTCTGTCGGCCGACGAGATCTCGACCGAGGACTGGTCCGAGCTTACGGATCTTCTCAACGCGCGCCACGACGAGATCGAGCCGCGAAAGGAGGCCGCGTCGTGAGCATCCTCGAGCACCTGACATTCTCCGGACTCCGCGGAGACCACGCCCGCGACTGGTTCCGGCTGTCGGATCTCCTCGACGCGTCGCAGGCTGCCGGCTACCGCATGACGCGGTACGAGGTCACCCAGGCGATCGCGGGGCTCGACAAGCCGGAGAAGGCCTACGGCCACGCCCACTACGGCCGTCACCACATGGAGGCGGTCGTCGCGTGGGCGACCGCGGCAGCCGCGAACGTAAGGGAGGCGACGAATGTCTGAGCCGATCCGAGATCCCGAGGCCGTCAGCCGGCATCGTGCCGACAAGGCCACGCCCATTCGCGACGAGGCCGAGGCGACGCCGACCGTCGAGGCCAGGCCCTGCCCGGTTCCGGTCCGACCCGGCTACGGCCAGGCCGCGTACCGCGCGGGCTGCGAGGACGAATACGCCGATCGAATGGCCGCCCGTTACGGCGGCGAGTGGTGACCGACGCAACTACAGGAGAACGACCCCATGGTCGATTTTGGACTCGACGACGACTTCCCGACTGAGACGAACGACAGCCGGCCTCCCGAGCGTGAGCTTGTACCGGAGGGCGATCACGACTTTCAGATCCGCGCCGTGATCATTCACGCCGAGGAGGAGAAGGTCGAGGTCCGCCTGGAGCATCCGGAGCGGCGGTACGGATGGGTGTTCGCGCGGATCCCGCGGAACGTCAACTGGGGCAAGCGGATCCTGTCGGGCCTGCGGACCTCGCTCGGCTACACGCGCGAGCAGTTTGCCGGGCTCGAGTTGACGGACCTCGCCGGCCGGCGCGTCCGCGCTCGCGTGTACCACAAGGTCTCCGGGGCGCGGACGTTCGTCAACGTGGGCGAGTTCCTGCCAGGCGAAGCGGCCGAGCCCGTGGCGGCCGCGTCGTCGAAGCCGACGACCAGGCGGACCTCGACACAGAAGGCCGACGCGGCGGCCGCGATGCCGGACGACGACATTCCGTTTTGAGGATTTGCCCCGGCCGCTCCCGGCCGAAGTCGCTGCCCATGCCGGCGACAGGGAGAGCGCAGCGGGAGGACGCGACAAATCTCCCGTAGTCGGCCGCGAGGCGTACATCCTTTCCGCCCCGCGATCGACCGGCCGCCCCACGACACGGGGCACCACACAAGGAGGCGACGATGGTCAGGACAACGATGGAAGCAATGGAGGCCCTGCCGCTGCTCGCGTGGGCAAAGAGGGCCGACGCGGGCCGCGCTGCCGGAGAGGCCTGCCTCGCGAAGGCCGAGCGCGTCACCGCGTTTGACGCGGACGCCGCCCGGGCCGCGATCCTCGAGCTCCTGGCCGACGGCGTCGCCCGCAGCGGCGAGCAGCTCGTCGACCACTGCCAGAGGCTCGGTATGGTCCCGCACGACGCGAGGGCGTTCGGGGCGGTGATCGGGAAACTCGCCAAACAGAAGCAGATCGAGGCCGTCGGATTCGTCGCGCGGGCGAAAGGACACGGGACGGCCGGCGGGCGGCTGTGGAGGGCGACACATGGCCGGTGAATGGGTCCCCTACGACGTCTGCCTCCCCCAGAAGCCCGAGGTCCTCGAGCTCGTCGACCGGACCGGCCTCGCGCCGGACCAGGTCGTCGGCCGCCTCGTCATGCTATGGGGCTGGGCGGCCCTAAACAGCTCCGACGGGTCGGCCCGTATGTCGGTCCGGCTCCTGGCGAGACTGTGCGGAGGCGACGAGGAGTTCTGGAGGCAGGTCGAGACGGTCGGCTGGCTGGTGATCGACGCGGAGAATGGGACCATTGGTATCCCCGGATGGGACTCCAGGTTCGCAAAAGCCGCGAAATCACGGGCTTTGACGGCGGTCCGCCACCAGGTCGACAAGGTCGGGGGCGCGCGGCGCCCCCCGCCGGGGGGCGGCGCGCCCCCCACCGGGGGGCCGCGCGCCCCCGAGGGAGGGGATAGAGGAGATAGAAATTCTTCTTCTTCCCCCGGGACGGCTGCGCGTGGGGAGCCTGCCCAGCCTGCCGGCTGGGACACACTCCGCCAGGCGTGGGCCGCCGGGACCGGGCGCCCGTGGAAACTCCCGGACCCGCCCGACAAGGTCGCCGACCGGCTGGCCGAGGAGGGCTGGTTCCAGAAGGCCCTCGCGGCGATCGAGGCCCTGCCGCGCTGCAAATACTTCCGCGATCCGGTGACGCTGCCGCAGCTCGTCGCGCCGGGCTTCGTTGATAAGGTCCTCGGGGGCCAGTTCGACAACGCCCGCGACCAGCCGGCCCGGGGAGGCTACCGCGGCACCGATGACCGAGGACCGCCGCAGGCGTTCCAGGGCGACGACGCGGCCCGATTCGAGGCGACGAAACGAGCTATGGCCGATCGACTGCGACAGGAGGGCGCCGCATGACCTACGAATACGATCCAGACTGGCCGGACTCCGTCCCGGCCGAGGAGGAGGCCGCCTCGATCTCCGGCCTCGCGCTTGCCCCGTGGGTAGCGCGGCGAGCCGAGCCGATCCGCGCGGCCCACCTGGCCGAGAGGATGGCCGAGAGCGACGAGGCGTCGCGTACCAAGGTGATCAAGTGGCGTCGCGGCGAGACGACGCCGCAGGGAGGAGGGCATCGTGGCTGATATCGTAGAGCGACTCCGGTCGTGGGCTTCTTGAACGGACTAAGTGAGAACGCCAGCGATCAGCGGCCCGTCCGCTGCATCGCGTGGTTCTGTGAGCGTAGAGGAGAAGTAGGATGTATTGCCCTATATGCGACAAGAAGCCGATGAACTGCGATTGCACACCAGAAGAGCGGCGGATGCACTCTGAAAACGAAGACTTGCAAGACGAGGTCACGCGGCTGCGGGTGCTGATTCAAAACGCCGCGTATTTGCTACAAGGCTCACCAGTGGGAAGCGGTTGCTATGAAGCGTGGCAGATGCTGACGGGCGGCAAGTAGCCACAGAACCAGTGGTTCTCCTGTTCCCCGTAGCGTCCCGTCGTGAGGCATAACGCGCCGCCGTTTCGGCATCTCGCCGCCGAATGACGCAATCGGCGGACGTTATCGGCGACGCATAGCATCCCGCGGCCCGCCTCGACTGATCTGGACTCGCGCCCATGATCGTCCACGCTGGCGATCATGCCGGGAGTCATGATTACCGAGCGGGATCTCCAGGTCGCGACGCTGTCGATCTACGGCCTCGAGCCAGAGCACGCGCCGAACCAGGTCTGGATCGACCACTGGGACGACGACCACTCGTTCCTCCGGGCGACGTTCCATTCGGAGTTCTGCCATGAGTGCGGCCGGCGGCTCCTGCGGCTGGTCGCGGCGGTCCGCCTCATGTCGGGGAACGATCCAGACGTCACCGTCGTGATCTACGTCGGCAAATCAGACGACGACCTGGCCGATCGACGCCAGGCGTTCGTCCGCGGGAGGCTCGCTGGATTCAAGCGGCCGCCGTGACACGCTAGCGGGGGCATGGATGCGCTCACGTTCGAGATCCCGGGGCCTCCGGTCCCGCAGCCGAGGCCGAAGATCTCCACCCGAGGAGGCCACGGCCGCGCGTACGTCGAGAAGAAACACCCGATCCACGTCTACCGCCAGGCGGTCCAGCTCGCCGCGGCGGCTGCCGCGCGATGGAACGGCCACAGGCCGACGGACGGCCCGGTCGTGCTCGAGGTCCTCGCGGTGTTCGCGCGGCCTCCGTCCCACCTAAACGCGGCCGGCGAGCCTCGGGCAACGGCCCCGGCGTTCCCGCCGCGCTGCGACTGGGACAACCTCGGGAAGGGAGTGGCCGACGCGATCACCGACAGCGGGGCGATCTGGTTCGACGACGACCAGGTCGTCGACGGCCGCGTCCGAAAACGGTACGCGAAGCCAGGCGAGGCCGCGCGGACGATCGTCCAGGTGAGGCCCTGCCATGACGCGGAAGCGTAGGCGCGTCCTGACGGAGACGGAGGAGCGGATCGTCCGGCGTGAGCTGGACCGAGGGGCGACGGACGCCGAGGCCCAGGCGGCCGCAGGGATCAGCGCCCGCAAGCTCTACGACGCGAGGCGGAACGAGCTTCGCGATATACCGCGCCAGCGTCGAGGGCCGAGGCCCGGCCGCGAGTATCCGCCCCAGCCGGAGTTCGTCGACCTGCCGATCGACGAGATATACCGCCGCGCCGCGGAGCTGCGGGCGGAGCGATGGAGCGAAGAGGAGCACCGCGAGCGGTACAACCCGGGATTCTCCGGGGAAAGCCCCGCATAGGCTTTGAACATGGCAACCGTATCCACTCTGCCGGGGACGCTGAATGTCACCGTGAAGCACGGCGACGAGCTGTCGCAACTCGTCGACTTCTCGGTCGACCTCACGGGCTACACGTTCGAGGCGGAAGTCGTTTCGGCGATCACCGGCGCCGAGGTCGGCGAGCTCACCGTCTCGGCCGTCAGTCTCGCGTCGGGCCAGGTCAATCTCGCCATGACGGAGACCGTCTGCGACGCGATCGCTCCTGGCTCGTACCTCTGGCGGCTGATCTGGACCGCCCCTGGCTCGGCCAGGCGGACGGCCCTGGAAGGAATCTTCGAGGTGGTCCGCTAATGGGGATCAACGTCAACGTCGAGAACGAGACGATCGCCGTCTCCACCAGCGGGCAGACCGTCACGGCCAGCGTCGCCGGCGGGCAGGGCCCAGTTGGTCCCACCGGGGCGACCGGAGCGACAGGGGCCACGGGCCCAGCGAACACGCTCGCGATCGGAACCGTGACAGACGGGGCCGCGGCCTCGGCCACGATCACCGGGGCGGCTCCGAGCCAGACTCTGAATCTCGTTCTGCCGACAGGCCCACAAGGCCCGACGGGCCAGACTGGCCCGACAGGCCCAGCCGGGGCCACCGGGGCCACCGGGGCCACTGGACCCACCGGAGCCACCGGCCCACAGGGCGAGATCGGCCCGCAAGGCCCTACAGGCCCGGCGGGAGCCACCGGCGCTACAGGCCCGCAAGGCCCGGCCGGCCAGACGGGGCCCACCGGCGCCACCGGCCCCGCAGGGACGACGACCTGGGGCGGTATCACCGATAAGCCGACGACGTTCGCGCCGTCAGCTCACGCGTCAAGCCACGCCGCCGCAGGCGCCGATCCGCTGACAATCGCAGTCTCCCAGGTCACCGGCCTACAGGCTTCGCTCGACGGAAAGGCCACCGCGTTGTCGGACGGCGTCGCTGACCGCGCCAACGCGATCTATGACCCGTCGCAAGCCGCGGACGCTATCAGCGTCTACGACGGTATCTTGATGGTTTACAGCGCCGCCGACTTGTCGCAGTGGTGCGACGCGATCGGCGCCGCCGTGGCGACACACTTCCACGGGAACATTTCGACCGCAGGGGCGATCGGATCAACTTCCGGGCAGGTCGTCGTCACGACGACGGGCGGGGTTCTCACGACCGCTGCGACGATCTCCTCGAGCTCCGTCTCCGGCCTGGCCGCCTCGGCCACTACAGACGCGACGAACGCGACGAATATCACCAGCGGGACGCTGTCAGACTCTCGACTGTCGACGAACGCCAGGCAGTCGACGGAGTCGTTTATCCATCCATTCCTTACAGGGGGCCTGTAAATGCCGTCCGCCTACAAGGTGCTCGGGCAGTCGAATCCGTCCGCCACCACTGCGGCGACGCTCTACACGGTCCCGTCTGCCACGTCGGCGGTCGCCTCGACCCTGTCCGTCTGCAACCAGGGCGCATCGTCGGCGACGTTCCGCGTGGCCGTCCGGCCCGCCGGGGCGACACTCGCGGCGACTCATTACATCGTCTACGACTCGACGCTGACCGCGAACGACTCGGCATTTCTCACGCTGGGGATCACGCTCGACACCACGGACGTCGTGACGGTCTACGCGTCGTCGGCCTCGCTCTCGTTCGCGCTGTTCGGCTCGGAGCTGACGTGAGCGTATCCAACGCCTCAAATATTCGCCGCGTCTCTGCGCTCCGGCTGTCGCCAATCCATGCGGAGGCGGCCGACTGGGCCGCCAGGGTCGTCACGAACGGCGGCAGTGTGTCGGCCCAGACGCTGGCCGCGTGTTCCCGGCTATGCAACGCGATCGACGCGGCTGGCATCCGCTCGCGGTTCCTGCGGTTCAACGTGTTCGCGGGTACGGGCCTAAACGCCTGCCTCGTTCCGCTGTACCGCGGGCAAAGCCTGACGGGTGCGCAGTATGGAAACGCCGCGGAGACGAATATCGGGCCTTTCGTTTCTGGCGATTACTCGGAGTCGGTTGGGCTGTCGGTTGGGCAGACGACCGCGAAATACCTCGACACGGGATTTGCTACGTCAGCGGTAACCGCGGCGCAGTGGGAGGGGATGCACTTCTCCGCGTGGCACGGGCCTATACCTGCGGTCGGAACAGACCCTTTTTTGCTTGGGTCGTTCAATGGGACAGCAGATCGATACGGCTTACAAACAAGTATTCGCACTGCCGCGCTGGCCTACGAAACAGGGCGTGCTGGGAAAGTGACAACCGTTGCCGCGACGACCGGAGTTCAAGGCGCAAGGCCCTCGACGTTTCTTCTGAATCAACGAACGGCCACGGTCGCTCATGAGTTGTACCGAAATGGAACGCTAGAAGTCACCAGCACGACAGCCACATCCGGCATAGCTTCAAATCCGTATTCTTTTTTCGTGTTTAGGAACAATAACTCAGGAACACCTGGTTCTGATCAACCCGGCATGGCTTTGCGACATTACTCGATCGGCCTCGCCATGACGGCGGCACAGGTCGCCGCGTTCCATTCAGCCCTTTCGACGTTCAATGCGACATTGGGGCGCACCTCATGACACTCGCCGAAATGTCGTCGTTACTGCCGATCCCGTACGAGGAGGCTCGCGCTCTCGCTCTCGTTTATCCTCACGACGTGGCGGTCGCGCTATACGGCGTTCAGTCTGAGCACGGCGACCCGCGACACGTTCCGGCCGGCGTACAACTCGTCGATGGTCGCTGGATGCTGTGCGGCGACGTCCTCAGCGAGATCGGGGAGGGCGGAATCCTGTCTGGCG